AGTAGCCTTGTTTTTGGGGTAGCCATCCCTGTTGTTGGGAACATTGAGTTGTTCCCAGAGGGTTGGCGATCCCGGGTTTTGCAGCCCGGGTTGCTGTCGTGGTCGACAGTGTAGAAAGATGGGGGAAGTATCTAGGTCATGCCCCTTGAAGACAACCCACTAGCTATCGGACTGCCCCTGGACTTGGGGGCCCAACGTGGCTTGGGTAACGTGGGCACTGTGTGCCTGATGTGCTGGTAGGCCAGCGCGGACTGAGTGCCATTGTATCCACCTTAAGGGTAAAGATGGTGGGCATTTTTCTGAGCCGATTATAATCAGGAACGGTGATGGACTGTAACCATCCGGGATGCCCTTACCGTACTCGAAGCTGGGATTAAGAAGTTCCCAAGGTTTGGCAGTTTTGTAAAACTGCCCCGCGTATTCGGCGGTTATCGAGTCCTTTCCCCACGTTGTTTTCACGTGGGTGAAGTTGGGGTTCCTGTGTTCCCTATTAAACGCAGGCGTTGGTGCCGATGTACTGCCATCACCCACGGGTGCGCACTAGGACTGTAAGTCGTCATACCACTGCCTCTAGTGGATGCTGCGTGGCCATTGCTGAACCGTAGGCTGGCGCTTATTCTCCCTCTTAGGGGATTGGGGGTTTTGTTTTTCCTGTTACTTATAACTGGGGGCTTCTTGATTGTGTCGTATAACAATCATTAACTAATGGACCGGGCTTTTTGTACAGCGTGAGCTGTTGGAAAACCTGTTGAATTTGTGGGCGAATTGATGCCGGTTCAGTTGTGCAGATCAACCTTCTGCAGGGACGTGAGTGTGTGACCCTTAATCTACACTCCATGCCGATAGCCGTAGTTCATAGCTGCTATTGGGTAACGTGCTAGCTCAGCATCTAGTTAAAATGCTGGTCTCACTTTTTGTGGTATGATCCTAGGAATAGGTTATTTATGATGCATCATTTGAATGCAAATCCCCGCTCCGGCATCAACATTAAATATGGCTACAATCAATCAATTTATAACGCGAACTGCTTTCACCTTTGGGTTAGCTGCAACAGCTTGTTTATTATCGACCAATGTGGCGTGGCGAGTGTGGAGATGGTGGAGCTATCGACCCTTAGAACGTGTTACTGGCAGCTTGCTTAACATGTTCGACCAGAAGCTCCTGGATTTGAACGAGGTTATCGAGGGGATTAGACTCGATAATGCAGAGGAGTTGGTATATGACGAGGAATCGGGCGAGTTGGTGATTACCAAACCAGCCAAGAAGTTGCGCTTTAGGGCGAAACCTCAGCAGGTTATGGCTTACGCTCTTGCGGATGTCGGTTATCTCAAGTTTGGATTCCGTCCAGATTCTGAGGCCTATCGAATGATCACCCGCAAGTACTTGTTGGATGTCCTGAGCGAATTCAAGGATCTACGAGCACATGATGCTGGTGAGATTCTTGATGTTGCTGTCCCTATGAGTTTTCTTCCTTCGAAAACTTTCCAGGACATGACGCTCATGAAAACAACAGCAACTTGGAGAGATCGTGCTCAAGCAGATAAGCGGTTCTACTTTTGGAGACTTTTTAGGAAGTTCCAGAAAATTGGACGTGATCTGTTTGACGCGTAGGGGTGCCCCACTACCTTGCAAGGGGTTGGATGTGCTAGGAGTTCTGCTCCCGACCACCCCAGTTTGATTGTAGAGAGGAAGTGGGGTGAAGTCAAGCGTAGAAGAATGGTGCGTGTCTCGGGCATCTCACCCCCGACCGTTCTTTTAGCTTTTGATAATGACATAACAACTCTGGAATGTGCGGTGAAAGAGAGAGTGTTTTTCGTAAAGGATGACGAGGGAACATTCATTTCACCACCATTGCCCGAACCCGGACATTTTGCTCGGTGCCTTAGTGGTACCAGGCAGCTTCTTAATACATTTTTGCCAAATGTCGCCCCGTTGACACGTCTCCAGTTTGTGGAGACATTCCGGGGCCGCAAGAGGAAGATGTATCAAGATGCTTACGACTCTCTGTTGGGAAGCAGTTTGACCGTGGATGATGCTGGGATTGTGGCCTTCGTCAAGTATGAGAAGACCGATTTCTCTAAGAAGAAGCCAGTGCCTAGGGTGATTAGTCCTCGTTCACCCAGGTATAATATAGAGGTTGGGCGCTATTTGCGCGCAATTGAAGAGCGTCTTTTTAAAGCCCTTGGCCAACTTTTTGGTCATGTTACTGTTTTTAAAGGGATGAACGCGTCCACTAGTGGTCGTACGATGCATCAGAAATGGGGTATGTTTAAGAACCCTGTAGCCGTTGGCGCTGATGCTAAGCGTATGGACCAGCATGTCAGCAAAGATGCCCTTGTCTGGGAGCATGAGACTTATCTCCCATGTTTCCGGACCCAGGCAATGAGGCGGCGGTTGAGTCACTTGTTGTCTCATCAGCTTGCCAATAAGTGTCGGGGATACTGTGCTGATGGCAAGCTCAAGTATAAGACCGTAGGTGGTAGGATGAGTGGAGACATGAACACTTCTCTAGGGAATTGTGTTCTTATGTGTGCCATGATCCATGCCTATGCGGCGTCAATTGGCGTTCGGATCCAGCTAGCCAACAATGGGGATGACTGTGTCATTTTCATGGAGCAAGAGGATTTGGAGCGCTTTCTCCTTGGATTCGAGGACTGGTTCCATCGCATGGGTTTCACCATGGTTGTTGAGCCTCCTTGTTATATCTTTGAAGAAATTGAGTTTTGTCAGACACATCCAATTTTTGTTGGGCCGAACTTTGACGATTATATCATGGTTCGGAATCCCCGGACTGCCTTGGCCAAGGACACCATGTGTGTCAGTGGCTGGCAGTCCGGGCCCGCATTTTCTGGGTGGGTACATGCCGTTGGGACTGGTGGGTTGTCTATGACTGGTCAAGTGCCGGTTTTCCAGGAGTTCTACAAGTCCTATGTGGCTAGTGGTAATGAAAGGAAATCGGCCTCGGACTTGCAGTCTTGGGGCGTCCGTCAGTTGGCTAAGGGGATGAAAAGGTCATATGGGCCCATTCTCCCCGCCACCAGAGCTAGTTTTTATTGGGCGTTTGGAATTACTCCCTGTGAGCAGTTGGTAATGGAAGAATTTTATCGTGGCATGAGAGTCGGCAACGAGCTTGTTAAGGAGCTCGCCTACCAGACTCCCTTGCCATGGTAGCGTTGGCACCGGAAGTGCTATGGGGTTGAAAGAATTAAATGGTCCAAAACGTTTCTTAGGTTGTCAATATTTACGTGCTAAGTGGGTTCGCCCGCGGAATGCCGAACGACTGCACGGATCGGCCTGTCCTTAGGTTTCTTTTGATGAACAGTCTCCGTTATTGGGTCGGGGATCCCATACAACCCATACACTCAACTTTATTTTATGTTGAATCTTGTATATTATTTGTTCTTTTTGTCATTTAGATTTCATTTTCTTATTAACGATGCCTCGCTCACGCAAGGCAGGCCAGAGGGCTATTGTGAAATTCCAGCCAAAGGCCAGATCTCGATCTAGGTCCCGTGGACGTTCGCGTTCAGGAACCAGGAAAGGATCATCAATCTCGACGTCTGTTGGATTGTTCAGGCCCAAGCAGGAGTTTCAGCAAATTGAGTCCATGGGGCCGATACAGGGGTTTCCTGGTAGGAACAGGCGTGGCCAAAGGACTAAGTCCCTTGGTTATGCGCTTCCTGATATATTGACAGCGTATGTCGATCCGTGGGCCGCAGCAGCACAAGGCGTCAAGTATTCTGACCAAACGAGGGCACTTACTGGTGCTTATCGTGGCTCTCTTGAGCAGTCGATGCAGACGTCTGGAGTGGCGGGCACTTATACGGATGTGAACATGGTCGGTGTGGTCCCACAAGGCGGTACAGCTTTGTTTATGGTGACGCCCGATCCTTCTCTGGCTTTTATTAATGGAGTTTGTGGTACCAACCCCGTCGGTCTTTATGCCGGCGTTCCGGGGGTGTTTCACTGGCCGAATGGGGTCGTTTATACCGGCGCTCCCCATAGCCTGAACGCCTTCGGTCCCAGCTCTGGGATCATTAACATAGACAATGTTATACCCAACTTGTCTACTTTGAGACAGTTGTATTCTGCTGCTAGGTTATGCGCAGGGGCAATGAAGTTGACCTCCAATATGAACTTTGCTTCCGTTAGTGGAACAATCCATTTGGCTACGGTCTTCGTTAGTTTGACCCGCGAAACCAGCACAGGTACTTCCAGCAACCCTACAACAAATGAGTTGCAAAATGGCTGGCAGACCGCCTTACCCACGAATCTCTCCGACATGCTCGCTCTCCCGTCCTATAAGCATTACGCTCTTAGTTCTTTGGAGGAGGACGAGATAATCGGAGTTTTTCCCCGGTATGGTGTTGAGGCCGAGTTGTTTAAACCCACTAGCACGGCTTGGGGTATTGATGATAATTCTCTTGGAGCCTTGTCCTCCCGGTATGGCGATTCTGACAATCCGAATGGTGTTGGGCATATGTATATATGTGTTTTCATCGATGGTGTCTCGACCACCACCGGAGGTGCAGCTCCTCCTTTGACTCCTCTTGTCGAGATGGAGATTATCTACCATTA